TGGTATGCATGTGATTGCTACGACATTGAATGTGTATTGATCATATATCGCTAGGTTTATCGACCCAAAAAAGACTGCATTTTTGCAGTCTTTTTTATTTTAATTGGAAGTCCTTCCGTCTGATATTGAAATACAAATTGAGAAAAAATAAGCCAACATTTAATTCGAGACTACACAAATGTCTGAAGAAGCAGTTGGCTTTATTATTTTGGGCGTCAACGGTGATGAATATGACTGTGCATCATTTAGTACGACAAAAACGACAGGCAATCGTCCAATCGCGACGATGAACCGAACTCGTGAAGTGAAGTACAAATCAAAAGGACTTCGCACCTATGCACTCACTGTTGCCGTGGTAATTCCTGATGGTAAGGATCAAATTAATTGGCTTGAAGTTGAAGATGCACGTCTCAGCATTGAGTCTGAAACTGGCAATTTCCGCGAAACTTATGTGGATTTCAACGTACAAACCATCAGTGACTCTTACGATGTTGCAGGTGAAACACGTCGAAACCTCGAAGGCTTTGCACTGAGCTACATTCAAGAAAACCTATAACCCATAAGGAAAAACAACATGTTTCAAGTTGAAGGCATGCTGCCTATTGCATTAAAAGCACTCGATGGTCAGACTGAGATTACAAGCAAAAAAATTGTCATGCGCCAAATGACGGCTATTGAATATATGCAGTCTCAGTCAGGCAATGCTGGTCAATATATTGCGATTGCAGATCTTGCAGTCATGACTAAGTTGGTGGATGAAGATGGTAAAGAACATGAGATTACTTATGAAATGCTTGGAAATTCTTCTAAATCTAACCTTGATTACTTAAATGAAAAGTTGGCGGAGCTGAAGGAAAAGGAAGCAGCCGAAGAGTAACGGAGGGAGCGCGGTTAATCCGCGCTCTTCTTGCTATGGGTATTCCTTTTGAGGCAATTCAAAACATCCCCATAGATGTGGCTATTGCCATGCTCGTGGATGAACGGCCAAACAATACTCGTCCTAAACCCCCAAAAAAACAGCAAAGTCCAAAAACTGAAACTTCAACCACAACGACCACCAAAATTGCAACCAAGCGTAGACACTCCAAACCAAAGGCATAAGCGATGAGCAAGAACTCTGTAGTCTCCTTAACCCTTCAAGTCAAAGGCCAGCAAGCCAGCCAAGAGCTGAAGCGGATTGCTACAGACCAGATCACGGCCATCCAAAAAATTAATACTGAACAGCAAAAGCTTGCACCCATTCAAGCTGGTCAGATTAATAATGCCAAAAAAATCTCAGATGAACTTCGTAAACAAGGTCAGGCATTTACAACGCAAAAACGTGAAGTACTGGCCTTAGATACAGCACGAAAGTTAGGGATTAGAACTGAACAGCAGATTAATGCTGAGATTAAAAAGACCCAAGGTGCTTACACCCAGTTGGGTATTTTACAACGCCAAGGACTTGTTACAACCAGGGATATGGAGCGTGCATATGCTTCAATGAAATCGCGAGTCACAGCTCTTAATACAGAGTTGGGTAAAACAGTATCGACTGAAAAACAAATTCAGCAAATTCAAAAGACTGGTGGTTCTGGTGGAATGAGTACCTTACAGCGTGGTGGTGCTGTAGCTGGGGCTGTTGTTGGTGCTGGTTATGTGATGCAGAGACCAGTTCGCGATGCAATGCAATATGAAAAAGATTTAGCTCAATTATCAATTAATGCGTATGACAATCCAGATGATCGAAAGACTGGCCAAAACACACTACGCTCAATGATTTCAAAGACTGCAAAGCAATATGGTCAAACAACTGATGATGTTTTAACGGGTTTGAATAGCTTAATGGCATCAGGTAAATACAAAGGGAAAACTGATGCTGAAACCGAAAAAAATCTAGAAAATGCTCTTAGAGCGGCTGCTGAGGCGGCTCAAGCCTCTGGAGGAGATATTCTAGATTTTGCTCAGTTATCAATTGCGGCTAAGTCAAAAAATATAAGTGAGCGGGAGTATATGGGGTATGCAGTTCAAGCTGGTAAGGAGGGAAATTTTGAGACACGAGATTTAGCTAAGCATCTTTCAACTCAATCAGGTATGTTGCCCTCAGATCCAGCCAATCGACAGCGTCAAGCATCACAATTGATGGCGCTTAACCAAGTTGCCATGTCTACAGCAGGAACAGCTGATCAAGCTGGTAATAATGTTACAAACCTTTTGTCAAAAATGGGGGCTGAAAGTACCAAAAAGACATTTAAAAAGGATTATGGCATTAATCTTGATGAAAGGTATTTGGAGGGGGCTAAAACTGGGAAAACCCGTTTTGACGTATTTGGTGAAGCTTTAAATGAAGCTATGCAAAAAGATATTCGTTATAAAAAGGTCATTTCAGATTTAGGAAAAACAAATAATTCAGGTGAGCGGGAGCAAATTTTACTTAGTCAACAAGGGATTCTAGAGCAATCTGCACTCTCTAATATTTTACCAGATATGCAGGCCTTAGCAGCTGGAGTGGCATTAGCGACACAGTTGAAAGAGTTTAATCGCATTACTACGGTCAACCAAGAAAAAGGTTTGCAATCATTGACTGAAGATGCGGGCACAATGCGGGATACTGCTGGTTATGGTGTAAACCAACTCACTGTAACGAAAAAGAATTCTGAATTTGAGGCTATGGGGGGATTTAATGATGCACTTGGTGATGTATCAATAAAGTTGTCAAAGTATGCAGATGAGTACCCGAAAATAGCGGAAGCTGTTGCTGGTGCCACAGTTGCAATAAGTGCTTTAGCTGTTGCTGCTGGTGGTGCAGCATTGGTTCAATTTACTGGCGGTAAAGGTTCTGCCCCCGACTTACCCACAGGAACCAAAACTAAAGGTGCACCAAAAGTTAAAGGCTCAAGTGGATTAAAATCAGCGGGATTTGCTGGCCTTGCATATACTGGATATGAGCTGTTTGAGCCTTTAGATGATTATATTTATAGCTCTTTGGATAAGATTCGCGGTGGTTCGGGCGAACGGCCTGATTTTGTACAGCAAGCCATTGATAAAAGTATTGCAGCACAGTCTCAGCAAACCGCAGATTTGATAGCAAAACAAGAACAGGCAAATAAGTTGTCACAAGATATGATTGGAAAATTAAATTCCCTGATTAATGTCACCCAACAAAACAAGCCGATCCCTTTCAGTTCGGGCAATTTATTGGAAGCTGTTTCAGGTCATGCAAAAACTGAAAGTTCTCGTACTGGAGCGTTTATCCCCTATAAATTAAATGACTAAAAAATAATGGAAGTCCTTCCGTCTGATATCAGTCTGGTAAATTTTGAATAATAACCTCCTCTAATGGGGGTTTTTTTATGGGCTGGAAAGATGATTTACAGGATGCAAGTTTTCGTGGAGTGCTATTTGAATGCACGTCTACGAAAGACAGTGTGTCTAAATCACAAGCAGCGCACCAAGCCCCATACTCAAACAAAGCCTCAATTGAGGATATGGGTAAAGACCCTCGTCGTATTTCACTGAATGCTGTTTTTACAGGCGAAAACTATAAAGGCGAATTGGATAACTTACGCATTGCACTGGATGAAACAGGCACTGGGGAATTAATACATCCAATTGATGGATTGTGTACAGCGAGTGTTTTGAGCTACTCGGTTGATCACGATGCGGAAAATGTGGACACATGCTATGTCGCTATTGAGTTTATGCTTGGCGAAGATGTTGAGTATCAAATTTTCAATCCTATTGAAGCAATAGCTGAAATTGATGCTTTGAGTATTGTAGAAAGTCCATTTGATAAGCTTAAAGCTGTATTAAAAAAACTCCAAGCCCTCGACAATAATCAGTTTTTTCAATTTGTGAATCGAATTCGAGCGGGTTTGCAACAGGCACGCTTAATTCTGGGTCTTGTTAAAAATACGATAGAAGATATTTTAGATCCATCGTGGCTTCATGGTCTGATTGATGATGTCACCAAGCTCGTAACTTTTGATACCAGCATTTCCGCCATTTCAAAATGGCGAGATGCTTTTCATCGTGTTGACCGTTTAACTGGCTTATTTGACGACGAAGACTCACCAGAATTAAAACAAACCTGGCGCGCAGTGCAAGTTGCTACAACTGTATCTATGGTACAGGCTGTTGTTGGCCAAGTCAGAACAGAGTTATCTGAACAACAAAACCAATCAACAACAGCTTTAACACTTACACCTGTTGATTTAGCGATCATTCGTCAAAATACACGACAACTTATTCAGACCAATATTGCAACTGAGCGTGCTCAAATCGTGTTGGTTTTTGAAAGCGTTGAACAAATACAAATCCTTAAAAATTTTGCAGATCAAGTTCATTTGCAAATTCAAGAACTCATTGAAACCCGCCCTCCAATTTCAACTGCGGTTGTTCCTGCAAGTTGCACTCTACATTGGTTCGCACATTACTTGTATGGCGATATGACGCGAGCAAATGAAATTCTACATTTAAATCCGTCATTGCAAAACCCAGCGCTTTTGCGCTCTGGCATGGAGTTGATTGTCTATGCAAGATAATTTGATTAAAGACAATAAAGGAACAGCCATTCGCATCATTGTTGGTGGCTATGAAGTTGCAGGTTGGGATGAAGCCTCTTTTGATAGTGCAATTGATATTCCTGCCGATGCTTTTAGCGTAACCCTATTTGACCCTGTTTATGACCATTTGCCTGAAACTGTAGCTGCTGGAAAAACTTTCCAAGCCTATTACGGCAAAGAACTGGTCATGACGGGTGTGGTGGATCGTATTGCTGAAGCCATTGGCCGCAAAGGCCGTGGATTGCAGATTTCAGGACGTGACCTAGTTGGACAGTTGATCGATTGTTCCGTACCTGTTTTTAGTGGTCGACAAGTCACACTTGAGGTTTTACTGAATAAATATGTAAAGTCTGGGGATTTAGGCAGTTTATTTAAAAATATTGAATTGCAAAACAATGCCTGGCTTAAAAACAACATTTCGGTTGAACCAGGCGAATCGTTATGGGACTCAATTGTTAAAGCAGCTCAGGTCACAGGACAGCACGTGTGGCTAAAAGCAGATGGTACGTTAGTTGTTGGTGATCCTTTTAAATCTGCAAAACAATTGCAAACAGCGTTAAGCCTTATGTTTGATGGTGATGATAACAACATGCTCGATGCGCAATACGCCGAAGATGTCTCAGGTGTATTTGGTCAAATCAAAATTTTAAGCCAAGGCTCAGATGCTAAAAGTATTTTATCTGAAGCTAAAAGCAACACGACCTATGGCTATAACCGCTTAAAAATCGTATCTCTAGGTGATATTGAGACTAAAGCTGAAGCTGATACTGCAATCAAAAAAATCAAAGCTGACAATGATTTAGAAGCCTACTCCCTGACCACGAATGTCGTTGGCTGGTTGATTGACGGTAAAGTTTGGCAAACGGGCTGTTATGTCAATTTACAGAGCGACGTTCTTTCTCGCGCAACAGCGAAATGGGCAATCATGGGGAGAACCCTTGAATTATCCCGTGATGCAGGTCAAACCACCAAACTAAAATTAAAACGCCAGGGCGATTGGGCACAGCCATTGATTAATAAAGAAAAGCAATCTAAAGCATCCATGAAAAAGAAGAAAAAAGATAAAGCCGCTAAAAATGTAGAAAAAAATCAAACCGCTGGAGCGAAGAAATGATTAGCACCATTCAAAAGAAAGTTGCGCAAGCTGGTGGCCAAGTGAGAAGCGCATTTTTAGGTATTGTTGCACGTGGCAGTGCTAAAGCTTTGCAACTCAAAGGTTTTGCAGATGAGGTTTTGCAAGAAACTGAACTCTTTCAGCATGTTGGTTTTTCATCACATGTCCCGACCACCGCTAGGGCCGTCATTATTCCTCTTCAGGGAAAAACATCAAAGTCTATTGTGGTTGCGACTTCAGGTGGCGCAATTCAGATCGATGTATCGGATGGTGAAACCTGCATCTACAACCAATTTGGACATTCAGTTTGGCTAAAAGAAGACGGTACACATATCAAGGGTGATCTATTTGTTGAGAGTGGCAACCTGAATGTGGTTGATGGCGATGTTATTGATAAAACAGGTTCTATGCAGGACATGAGAGATGCATATAACAAGCATAAACACGGTAGTTCTCCAACACCAGACCAACCGATGTGAGTATGAAAAATGACAGTAATTAATTTAGAAACCAAAGATTATGTACTGACAAGTCTGGATGAAGCATTTAATGATGATGTGGTTCAGGCTGTTTGTATGCGCCTCAATATTCATCGTGGAAAATACTGGGGTAACCCTAATTTAGGAAGCCGTTTCCATACTTTCCGCAGATCCAAAGATGTGCCACGTATGCTGTTACTTGCAAAACAATATGCTGAAGAGGCTTTATCTGACTTAATTCCATCCAAGCTGGATTCATTTTCCGTATCCGTCAAACAAAATGCGGTGAGTCGAATTGATTTGGATATTGAAATTACACGTCTAACAGGCCAGACGCAGAAGATTTCTTATTTTGTTCCAGTGGGTGGTTGAGATGGCGTATTCAATAAAAACTTTTACACAAATTAAGAATCTAATCACTCAAGAGATTCGCAATTCAACTGGATTGACAGTCACTGATGGATCAGATGCTGCCATTCGTGCTGAAGGTACGGCTGCTGTAGTTGAAGGTTTATATCAACACCAAACTTATATTCAGAAGCAGTTGTTTATCGCGACTGCGGATGAGCCGTTTCTCTATATACATGCCAATGAAATGGGTTTACCTCGTCTTGGAGGCACTAAAGCTGCTGGTTCTGTTAAAGCAATTTCTAATATTGATTTAACACTAGCAGCGGGTACGCAACTCACCAATGGCCAGGGATATTATTGGCAGGTTACTGTCGATGCAGAGTTAAAAGCCAATACTCAGACTACGATTACTGTTGCCGCTGAGCAGGTTGGTGCATCGTGGAATGTAGATTCTGGAAAATTGCTATTTGTAAGCCCTCCAGCTGGTCTTTCTTCAGATGCAACTGTCATTAGCATTGGTGGTGGTACAGATGAAGAGAGCCTTGAGGATTGGCGTGCACGTTTAGCTGAACGTCAGAAATTGGGTGAATTTAAAGATCGTCGTAATGACATCAAATTCATGCTGAAATCAGTCGGTGGAATTGAACATATTTATTTTTATCCAAAGCGTCGTGGCCTTGGTTCCCTTGATATTGCAATCACGGCAAAAGGAACTCCACCGACATTGCCCTCTGAAGAATTGATGAGTGCAGCACAAGCGGTAATGGATGACTATTTTGGAGTTTTAGTAGATTGCAGAATTTATTCACCAACAGAACAGCTTGTTGATGTTACTGCTATTTTGACGGGAACGGATATCAATCTAATTGACGCTGAATCAGTAGTTAGAGGGTATTTCTCTGAATTAGCACCAGCTGATACGTATCAAGCTGCTGTGCTTTCTGCTCGTTTGCTGAATGTTTCGAATGTACTAGATGTCTCACTAATACCAAATCAAAACATTACTCCATCAGTAGACTGGATGCATTTGCATTGGTTGCGGGTTGGAAATATTTTGCTGAGTACTGTGCCATGATTTTAGTAGAGACCACTGAGCTGTATGCAGCCGTACTTCGACAGCTTTTGCCTGTTGGTGGTTATGACATGGCTCCTTCTACAAATATTGCTGAAGACGTATATGCACACGCCAAGGCGCTCGCTTCAGTCGACTTGGATGCAAAGCGCTTATTTAATGTCATTGATGATATTCCTGCTGATCTTGTAGAGGAATTTGAGATTGAATACGGCTTGCCCCTTGCGTGTTCTGTCAATAGTACACGCAGTATTGCAGAACGAATTTCAATTATTAAATGGGTAAAAAGTTCAAAATATGGATTGACGTACTACCGTGAACTTTTTGAGTTTTTTGGTATTGAGCTGGTTGAACTAAACAAACCCAAACCTTTGCAATGTACCGCTCCATGCACATTTCCAGTCAATACAGAGCAACTACGCTATAAGGTCAGACTTATATTAAGAAATAGTCATGCTGCGGACGTGAATTGCATCATCGATGCGTATTTTCCTGCGTTTTTTGAAGTTAATGTGGTTGAGGTTTGAATGAAGAGAATTGATAGTATTAATGCACGCCCAGATGCAAA